CCTTATCGCATGGAATTTGACGTCAAAACTGGGACGTCAGTTCCACCGGTGCCACCGCAGATCTCAGAAGGCCTGCGGTTCACCACCTGGTTTGACAGGACTAGTCCTGCCATCCCGGAAGACCTACGTTCCTTTGTAGAAGGGACGCATGTCTATTGCACAAAACAAGTACCAAGTGTGCTTGCGATGTGCAGAACGCGGAACCCCACCCTCAAAAAGAAGTTGGGAGTTGCCGTACGTACTGGTATTCCTGTGGAGTACCAGCGCGTTGATAAGCCCGTGAATGAGTTTCACGAACTTATCCCTGAACTTGACCTTGGGCTAATGCAGCACAACGTCAAGTACTTCGATCCTCAGCTCCAGGAGCTGGTGACGGAGAAGAGCTGGAAAGAGGAGATCCCCCGTCCAGACTCTGATTTTGAGGCGAACCCGAAGTGCGGGTATCGCCCAAAGTACAGCGATCCGTTCGCAATCATTGCAGGACGGACACTGGCCGATCTCTTGGGCATGAAAGCCCCTGAGACCGTTGTTTGGCCTGGAGACGGCATCCGCCTTCAGGACAAATTGCCCGCTTACCTCCTCGACGAGGAGATAGCCGGAAGGAAAATCACGAATACATTTCGTTTTCATGAGATTCCGCAGATTGCACAGAAGATGCATCTGCTTCTGGAGCATACGTTCTGGGGACGTAAGCTGTCAGAGCTCGCACGACTCCGTCCGAAGGACGAGGCCGACGAGAGCGCAATGCGCAACAGTGTCGAACGGGCAAAAGCCGTGCGTCACTGGTCAACAGTGTTGATCCAGAGGATCAATCATCTGCTGCAAGGGCTGGGAGATCCGCTGTGGACTTCCAAGATCCGGAAGACCGTCTACTCAGACTGGAGTCCGAGGAGTACGATCCATCGTGCGAAGAGGTTTGTTGAACTTCTTCGTACGATTGACGGAATATTCATACAAAGATATATGAGCGTTCCGGAAGAGAGGTGGACATGGGACAAATATGACATGTTCACTCTCAAGAACATCAGCGCCATGATTGGTGATGAGTTCTACGATGGCGAGTTAGCCGAGAGCTACCACAACATCGTAACTCGCTATGCTGAGCTCAAGAAGCTCCGCAAGCGATTTAAGGATCTCTCTAACCGTAACCAGTTGGAGAGTTTCCTGGCAGACAAGGCGGAGCAGATCGCTGCCACGCCTCGCTGGTTGAACGATTGGATGCCGATCTGGCGTTACACTCGTTCATTCGAGAAGCCGTTCCGCCTCGCCCAGGTGGACGGACTTCTCTCACAGACCCGAGCGGCGGGAACGCCGCCGGATCTCGTGAAGATGCAGTCGAAAAGAAAATTCATTACGACTGTATCTGAGCCGCCTCCACCCTTGACGGGTTCAGAGAAGGCGGTGATCAGAGCTGCTCTAGCGTCTTTTGATGAGTCACTAGATCAGTCGGTATTCACGGGCCTTGACACTAAGGCACGTGTAACCGTGACGATCTCCTCTTGCTGGGAAAAGACCCAGGAAGAAGGAGGAACCATAGAGGCGATCAGTGAGATCGTTCACATGGGTGCTATTGGAGTTACCGTTCCGAAACGGGATCTCTTTAGCGGTGCTGTCGTCGGAGAAGTATCCTACTCCGCGTCAGACACAGGTACGTATATATTCTGGGCATGCCTGGATCACGTACTCAAGGCCAGTCCTGATGAAATCAACATGGCTGCCTTGGTGATGGTTTCCGAACCTGGCAAAGCCAGGACGGTCACCAAAGCTACAGCAGCACTAAAAGTAGTGCTGGATGTAGTCAATAAGATCTGTTCCTGGCCCTTGACCAAGATCAAATCTTCCTCGAGCGGGATGGCAAAAGCATCTCACGCGTGGAACTCTTTCAAAGAGTCATTCACTGACTCTGGAAAAGAGATCGTATTCGACCCTCTGGAGCAGAGGACCGAAACGATGAGTAGCGGAGAGAAGGTCAGAACGACCACCTACCGCGACGTCTTCATGTCCTCGACAGACTACGAGAACGCGACAGACGCGATGAATCATGAGGTTGCCTCAATGATATCTCGCTACTGGATGAACAAGTGTGGAATCCCACCCATTCTCCAGATGATCGTGCTCAGGACTTGTTATAAGCCCCGACCGGTCGTGTTCGAAGCACGCGGCCCAATGGCTGCGTACGGCGAAAAGTGGGAGTCCGCGAGTCCTTTCGCGAACCCCAACTATATCATGCTTAGGAGGGGTGTCCTCATGGGGGACCCCCTTACCAAGCCAGTGCTGCACTTGGTGAACATCCTAGTGCGCACTGCCGGAGAGAAATTCTCCGACCGACAGTTCCAAGAAAAGATTTTTGGATATGCCGGATCTGCAGTGTCGAACGAAATTCGTGCGATGCTGCAGACGCGGGATTTGAAACCCGCAATTCCTACCCCACCGAGCGATAACTCGGGGGAAGAGGAGAGTGGTCCTTCCAGGAAAGGACCTTTGTCGAGACTGCTAGAAGAGTATCCAGTAGACCCGACACTAGTCGACCCTGTCATGGAGTTGCCAGAGTCACTAGGACCGGTCGCTGAGAGGGGTGAGCCCTCTAAGCGCCTTATTGAGATAGATCCAGGCCTGACCTGGAACTGGCTCAATGGCAGGAAAGAAGAGAAGAAATCTCTTCCCACTGCACCTGTAGCTCCCGTTCCGAAGAGCTACAACCGTGCTCTGAGCTTCAAAAGCCCAGAACTCAGGGAGCAACTCGACGCGATATCAAAATCGCGCCGTGCTGCAGAACTCATGCGACAGCAGAAGCTGGAGCAAGAGCGAATCAAGGAGATCTTCCGTGGATACGAGATGATCCCTCGAACGCTGCCCAAACCCACAGTTGGGTATAAGCAGTATAGGGCTACCACTACGGACAACTTCCGTAGCCTTAGCTCGACCGCTGTTCGCGATGTACAACGCGAAGAGACGGTTGGGTGTTCCAAGGGCATAATGAAGCTCTTGGGCATCCTTCCCTAGTCAGAAGCTGACTTCAGCAGCTGAAAGGGTGTTGCAAGTCAACGTGGGATAACCCCACGTCCTCGCACGCATACGACTCGGGCGCCGTTTGGCGGCGTTCCTGTTAAAAGTATTAACCGCTCA